GAAGATTAAAAAAAGCAAGAGAATAGGACATTACAACCATAATCACCTTTGCTCCTACTATTCCGGTTATAACATAGGAAATAGGTCTGAAGACTATATAGACTACTGAAGAAATGAATCCAACTCTTGTTCGGTTCCCTGTGTACAAGTAATCGGTGCATAGTCCGGTAGATAGAGCCATATTCTTGTCTGAAAAGGTCTGTGTGCTTCATGTACAAGTAATCGGTGCCGGGTAATACGGACACCGAGTAGTCCGGATATATCGGATAACAAGGCAACAAAGGTGGGAAGGTGGGGTGAGAGGTGGGAAGGTGGAGAAGAGGGAAAAGAGGACTTCCCCGCCGACCCCGACCAACCGTCCTACTCCTACGCATATACGAGCCTGGATATGGGAGCCTATTGTTAGGGTCCTATCTATATTGGGCATGGATGGTGTCCGTAACTCCTCTTTCCAGTATTGCTCTCGGACTATACTCTCAGTATCTCCTGGTTACCTACTTCTATTCACCTCCTTTCTTGCCGCAAGATGGTCTCCTACTATATTACTCCTATCCTCGGATAGGTTACCGTAAAAACATGCCGTTGGATGGTCTTTTAAACCTTATTTTCCTACCATCGGCTGGAACCACCATTTCCTCCAGTCCCGACCAAATAGCCCAGTAGTGCATAGAACAAGGCTCCTTGTGCCTCCAAAACTACCTGGATTTTTTGGGTGCCCGACGTATGCAGGTTTCATCGGGCTACTTGGAGTCCCGACCAGGTCGTGGGATTTTTTAAGGTTCCGCGTACAACCATCCGTAGGCGTACATATGGGTGGGCAAATCGGGGCATTGGTAGGAATTGGATGTCTCCGTCCATTGGGCGGGCGGGTTTTTCTGTCAAATCCCGGGCTTTTTTCTCAAAACAATGTTTTCCCGGTGCTTTAAAAAAATGTTTCTTAATAGTTTCGCATAGTTATACATGCTTTAAAAAATAGTGCTTTAGTTCCGCAGATAAAAAGACGATAATATGTTCAACAAAGCTTTGCGCTCTTTGATAATCAAATCAGCAAGAAAGAGAGAAAACACTATGATATTAATAGTTTATGCTTTGACAATATATGCGCTTGTAAAGCTTATACTTGCAAAAAAAGACATGAAATAACACGTTTTTAAACTATAACATGCTGATTTGATTAGTAAAAAGCACAAAAAAAGAATGCTCTTTGACAAATAATTAATAGTTTTAATAACTTACGATAAAGCACGTTTTAACTTGCTTTGTAAGTTATTAAAATGACTACTTAATTCATAGAAAGAGAGAAAAACGATGACAAAGATTGAAAAGATCGAGAAAGCACAAAGAAACGCAGTTATTCGCAGGAATCATCAAGCTTTGCGTGAAAACAAGATCATTGTGACTATATGCAAAGCAAACGAAACGAAAACGTTTGAGGACTTGCTTAATAACTGCAAAACGCAGGCTTCTATCATTCAAACGTGCTTTGAGAATAACAAGACGCAGGGGGAGGTTGTCGAAATACTGTTAAACAAAGCATATTTTGACAATGAAAAAGACGCGGTAGCACGCATAATTCGACACGTTAAACATGATAAAGCCTCGCGTATTGTGTCAAGATCATTGCACATAGCACGTTAAACACTAAGCACGCATAATGCAAAGCACGCATTATGCGTGCTTTTTTATTATCTGTTATACCGCATTCCTACTGTATAAGTCTTTGTTTTTATTATGCTTTATACATACGCATATATACGCATGTATATACATGGATATATACATATACATATGGATATACATACATACGCATATACATAAGCATATACATAGACATACCTACATATACATATATATGTATGTATATATAAATATAAATAAATAAAAACAATTATATATAGTATATAAGTGGATAAACAAATAGAAACAAATAAATAAATATAAATAATAGATATAAATACATAAAAGCATAAAAACAAATAAATATAAATAAATAAGCATTGAGGCGGGTAGTCTAGGAGAATAAACATAAGAAAAACAAAGACTTGTAGGCCCCCTCGATCTATCTTGAGAGAAAAAGCACGAACACACAGGGTGGTCCTCACCATATTTTTTTTCCCAGGTTTCTACATGACCCCTCCTGTCCTGGTGTATATGCTATCTGCATAAGCTTCAGTTAGTGTTAGTTACTGCTCATAACACATCATCCCCCGCGGTAGCCCGCTCTGTACCGAGCTGTAGCTAAAATCGCTTGACAAAGTGCGTGTTATCTGCTATCACTGCGGCAAGGGAGGTGCTGACCATGAATGAGGATGCAAATGATATTCGTAACCTTCATAAGATAGGGGACTTGAACCTGGAGAAAGGAATGGTTCGCTCCGGTGTTACAATGTTCGCCTGGGATGGAGTGCAAGAGTGTAACCCGACAACATGCCCTGCTACCGAGATATGTGGATATATCCATAGAGGAAAGTGTGCGGTGCAGATGAACTATCTCCGGGCTTTGTATGGAGCCATTCTCGGCACCTACAAGTATCTCGATGATGTTGTCCTGTTCAAGATCGGGATGCAGATCATACCACTTTATGTGATGCTTGTTAAGATGCAGATCACAGAGCTATCCCTTGACTCTCCTATTTATAATACGGATAAAGGTGCTATCTTGCCTCATCCGATATATAAGGAGATCCGGGAAACTCTTAAAGCAATACACGTTATGTGGAAAGACCTAGACATAACCTTTGAGTTCGGGCAGAAGCCTAATTTCCGGCAAAAGACCGGGGACGCCCCGACAGAAACCGGAGATCCTGAACGCGGTGATCCGACTTACTACAAGAAGCTTGTCGAGGAATCCAAATCTCAGAAGGGAGTTATCCGGTGACAGTATCAGAAATACTCGCCGTTATTGCTATCACCGTTCTGGGTTCTATCCTTATCGTACAGTCTTTTGCCTATCCCGCACATAAGAATTTGGAGAAGAGTTATCAAGCGGTGTGGTGCTCCGATGTTAAAGGAACTGCCGAGTATGTCTTGCCTGATAAAACCCGGGTTGATTGCCTGACAAAAGAATATGCTGTGGAGTTTGACTTTGCCCCGAAATGGGCAGAGAGTATCGGACAAGCACTGCACTACGGGATACTTACAAACAGGACACCCGGAGTTGTGCTGATTCTTGAGAAGAAGGCAGATGTGAAATATCTGGTGACGCTTCAGAAGGTCGCCAGTAAATACGGAATAACAGTTTGGTTTATGAAGCCTGAGGACTTGAAGAGATGAGCCAGATTATAAAGAAAAAGGTACTCGTAAAAAAGCCGGTGACAAATCTATTCAATCCGGAAGATGTCTATACAGTAGATGTGGACGCCCTAGCCCCGTACACGATATACAAGCCTTCTTCATACAGAGATGGACCTGAGGGGTTCATAACTTGGTGTGAAGAAAACGTGTCGATTCCAATATATCCCGTAGGTGCTACGATGGCTGTGTGGTGCCCCATCAAAGACCTCCCCGATGAGATAAACCCGAGAACAGGAAAATCATACAAGACAATATGGGAAGCCCAAAAAGAAGTCGTTCGCCAGGCACTGCGAATGGTAGACGGCCGCTTTATTCACAGGCTCATAGTGTTGTGCTGGATGCGGGGAGAGGGCAAGTCCCTACTCGCTTGTCTGATTCAGTTATGGAAGTTCTTCAATTGGTCGAAACAGCAGATCGTCCTCGGAGCAAACTCCAAAGAGCAAATCACGTTTGTCCATTTCGACATCATGAAGGACATCATACTCAATTCTCCGAATCTCTTGAAGGTCATAGGAAAGAAGAACATCCAGGAAAAGAAGATCAAGCTGACCGATGCTCTCGGCAATGACGTATCTGTTATCCGGGCTATCTCTTCGTTTTCGGGTATTGTGTCTAACATCACCGGGTACACGTTCTCCGAAATCTTTGACATGAAGAACCCGAAGTTCTTTGTCCAGCTTGACGGATCTATTCGTAACATTCCGAATGCGTTCGGAGTTATTGACTCTACTGTTTCCACAAAGACTCATGTTCTGTATAACCTCTTTGACTCTTACGTTAAGAGGACAGACAAATCTTTGTTCTTCCATTATCGCTTCAGCAGACACGGGAAAGCCGAAGACTACTGGAACCCCAATATGGACCAGCAACAGTTGGATGCTTACCGAAGCAAATTCCCTCTTGGAGAGTTTGAGCGGTACTTCCTGAACACATGGAGTTCTGCTACTCAGCGGATCTTTACCGATGAAACAATCGAATCTATGCTGTATCTTGGTGTGGATAATGTTCCAATGCACAATGCCGAGCTGATAAAAGTCGTTACAGCTAAGGTTAAATTGGAAGACAGCATGAGAACGCTTGTCGAACAACGTCAAGTTAATAGATCGTTGAAGGAAGAGCAGGTAGCCTTGCAAAGCCTGACAAAAAGACTCATGCCCCTAGAGAATTGCTACAAACTCAGGGATGAGGGAGGGTTTCCCCAGATGGCCACTCTTCCTGATCTTCTTGAGTTGGGAAGAAGACTCGACACCAAGTGGGCTGTACTTGCTGGAATAGACCGAGCTGATCCGATGAAGGTATCAAACAAAGGGGCCAGAACAATTTTCACTTGCATGGCTAAAGGTCTTCCCGGAAGTGCTTCTCGTCCATTTCTTATGGATGAAAAAACAGTTCCATTGTATGTCTATTTCATGCTTCATGTAGTCAATGTGGAATCCCACAGCTTAGAGGATTTGAAAACCCTGATCGAAGCTTGCAATACTGAATATGACGGGTTGGACAAGCTTTGTGGAGAGCGGTGGGGTATCTGGGATTTAGTTCCTTGGTGCGAAGACAAAAGCATTTCCTTTGAGGCTGTCTTTCCTACATACGATAGACAAAGACTTGCCTTTTCGGAGCTGTACCTTGTGGCCAATGGTGGTAGAATCAAATGCCCTCCCTTAGGAGTGTGGGGATCAAAAGACACTGACATCTTGAGAGAAGAGGCAAAGATATTCTATCACGATCCTGATAAGCATTGGTTCGGATCTCCCGAAAAGAACGAAAGAAACGGAGTTCAGGATGACTGTATCTTTAGTACAGCTTGGACTATGTATGGTGGGAGGGAGATCAATGCCAATGACTTCAAGGATAGAAATATGACTCCTTTCTTCGGTACTATGGTTAGGGAGCTTGGCCAGCTAGGTGCTTACTAAAAATAGATTAAAAATAGCTTGACTTTTGGTCCTTTTTATGATATTTTCCTCGAAAATCGAGCTTTTTGAGGAAAAAAGCAGTGTTTTACCGGTAAAAAGGAGAAAATTATGAAAAAAATAGAGAAAAGAGATGTGAATGACGCCATTTCAGCTCTTTCCAAGCTAACAGACGAAGAACTGAAGTCCCTCAAGTTTTCTATGCCCTGGCAGATGGATGTTGTCGAAGAGGGGGAGGGAGCTAAAGATGCCGACGGGTTTCCTACTCTCAAAGGCACCACTGAAAAAGACAGGAAGATGCTACAAAAGAGCTGTTGGGAGAAGTTTGAGGAAAGTCCCTTTGTAGGAACATCTATCAGGGGAACTGTAGGCAGACTTACAGGGATGGGGTTTGAAGTTACATCGGAAATTGATGAAATACAGGAAGCCATTGATGATACCGAACTAGACCCCAGAAATAGACTCTACTCCTTCTGGCCTAAGTATGTTGGTAGAGCTTTTATCGAAGGAGAGTTATTCCAATTGCTCACTGTACACCCCGATGGCTTTGTAGAAGTTGACTTTATTGACCCAGCTTCTATTGACGGGGGAGGTGTTGATGGTATATTCTATCATCCAACAAAGACGATGCTACCTTTGTTTTACAACATCTTTGATGGTTCTCAGAACCAGATTGTTCCTTCAATCTATGTAGCTTATTACCCAAAAGAGCTGATGAAAGTGGCAAAAGCACTTCCCGGGTTCTCAGAGGATTCCTTGAAAGGCTCTAAGAACTCCAACAATAAATTCAACAGTTTAGGTGGTTTTAACAGGTTCATTGTGTCTTGGGACAGATCCTTCGTTACCCGTCG